GGGCGCGGCGCGGTGTCCGTTCTGGTCCGAGAATTCCGCCCGATCAGCAACCGCCAGGTCGAGATCATCGTCAATTCTCCGACGCCAGAGCCAACCGGCTTCGGCGTACAAGCGCAGCTCTTCTAGCTGACCGCGGGGAATTTCCTCCCCCGTGCGCGCGCCCCGTGCGCGCGCGAAACTTGAGCGCATGACCTCATCGCTCAAAAAACACGCATCCCCCGCCGGCCTCGCTCTAATCAAGGCCTTTGAAGGCATTTGCGACGGCGACCCAACGACCGTCAATCTCGACCCTTACCTTGATCCAGTAGGAATCTGGTCAATCGGCTGGGGGCATGCCATCCGCCTCAATGGGCGATTTCTCCGGGGGCGCAAGGACGCAGCGCTGGCCAAGTCTCTCTTTCCGCGCGGCATCACCTTCGCCGAAGCCGAAGCCCTACTCGTCGAAGACGTGGCAGTGGTGGAAATCTACCTCAATGCCGTTTTCCCGTGGCTGAGTCAGAACCAGTTCGATGCGCTGGTTTCCTTCGCGTTCAACGTGGGCATCGGGAAATTCGAGAATTCCACGCTGTTCAGGAAACTCAAGGCCAGAGATATCACCGGCGCTGCGGCCGAGTTCGGGCGCTGGGTTAACGGCACCGACGAACATGGCAACAAGATCAAGCTGCCGGGGCTGGTTACGCGCCGGCCAGAAGAGCGAAAGCTATTTCTGACGCCGGAGGTTCCCGATGCTCATTCCTGACTGGCGCCAAGCCTGGCGTTTTTTCTCGGTACAGGCCGCTGCCGCGCTGGCATTGCTGGCGGCTGCGTATGACTACTTGCCCGCTGTGCGCGAGTACCTGCCTGAGGGCTGGATGAAGTGGGCGGCGCTGCTAGTCATCGCGGCGCGCATCCTGAACCAGCAATCGACAGGGGCTGCGAAATGACCGAGGTCATCAAAACTCTGGCTGTCCACATTGCGCTGGCCGCCGTTGCGCTGTGCGTCGGCGCCGGGTTCGGCTACCGCTACGCCAGTAACGCCTGCAAGGCGCAGCAGGGAGAAGCGCAAGCCGAGGTGGTCACGCAACACAACGATGCGGCCGAAAGCGGCCAGGCAGTCGCGAAAAAAACCGTCCAGCGCGCGGCCAAGACCGAGGCGGTATTCAACGGCATTCAACAAGGAGTGACCACCTATGCCAAGAACCATCCCGTCGATGATTGCCGCCTTGATGCTGACGGCCTGCGCCTCTGGCGCGCCGCCAACGCAAATACCGACGCTCGCCCCCCCGGCGAGCGATCTGGCGCTTTGCCCAGCACTGCCGATGCCGCAGAGCAGCGCGATGACGGACCTGCTGGACAATCATATCGCGGTGGCGAAAGCCTATCACCAGTGCAAGGACCGGCATCAGGGGCTAGTGGAATGGCTGGAGAAGACGCGCGGTCCCACGGGGATTCCCTTCGGCCATGACTGACATTTTCGGCCGTGCCAGCGAGCACGAAGAAGAACTGCGCGGTGATGCGCTTTCCTGCCAGGCGCGGCGCGCCGGACTCAACGGAAATTCGGTCGACGACTCGGCGCTCAATTGCTGCGTTTGCGACGATCCGATTCCCCTTCTCAGGCGCCAGGCAGTACCCGGCGTCCAAACCTGCGTTGACTGCCAAGCTGATATTGAGCTTGAGCTCAAGAAGAATGGGCAACCGCTATGAAAGTCGAGATGGAACTGTGGCACTTGATCACGCTGCTGCTGGCGTTTTTCGGATGCATTGGGGCTTTCGGCAAGGTGTTGCTCGACCAGATCGAAAAGCGCTTGGAAACGCGCGCAGTTGCCCAAGACAAGGCCCGTGAGGAGGGACAAAAGGCGCTCCGTGATGCTTTTTCAGCGCATATGACGGAAGAGCGGAGCAATGCGTCGGCGGTGCAGACCTTGGAGCGGGATTTCTTGAAGTGGCAGGCCGAGTTGCCGGTGCACTACGTGCGCCGGGAAGACTATGTGCGCGGGCAGAGCGTGATCGAGGCCAAGCTCGATGCGCTGTTCAGCAAACTGGAAGTGGTTCAAATCAAAGGAGCGCAGCATGCCTGACATGGGAAAAATCCGGCGCGAGGGGATGCGATGGAATCTGATCAGCACCCTGAACAAATTCCGTCCATACACGACGTCGGAGCTGCGCATCCTGGAAGTGATGCTGGCGATCTACCCGGACACCACCATGATGGAGGTTCGGCGCGAACTCGACTATCTGGCCGATCGCGAGTTGCTCACTCTGGAAAAACAGCCTTCCGGCATCTGGTACGCCGATCTGACGCGCACGGGTGTCGATTTGGCCGAGTACACGGTCGATTGCGACCCTGGAATCGCTCGGCCCGTCAAGTATTGGTCTGAGTAATGGCCCGTCGGGGAAAAATCGACGCGCTTCCGGCCGATGTTCGCCGCTGGCTTGAGCGAGCCCTGACGGATTCCGGCTTCTCCGGCTATGAAGCGCTGGAAGCGATGCTGGGCGAGCGTGGATTTTCCATCTCGAAAAGCGCCATTCACCGCTACGGCCAAAAGATCGAGCGCCGTTTCGCGGCGATCAAGGCGAGCACGGAAGCCGCTCGAATGCTCACGGAAGGCGCTTCCGACGACCAGGACGCTCGCTCGGAAGCGGTGATCGCCCTGGTACAGACCGAACTCTTCGAGTCGATCCTCAACTTGCAGGAGGCCGCCGGCGAGAATATCAATCCATCGGATCGCCTCGGCTTGATGTCTACCGCGGCCAAGAATATTGCGACCCTGGCGCGCGCCAGCGTCAACCAGAAGAAATTCCGCCTGGATGAACAGGCGCGGATCGAACGTGAGGCGCGCGCGAAGCTCCTGGCCGAGCAGGAAGAAAAACTGCAGGAAATGCGGGGCTCGGACGGGATGAGCGAGCAGATGGAAACCCGCATCCGTCGGATTCTCCTGGGCAAGGAATGATGGACAAGGCGCAGCACGCACCGCTGAAGCCCATAGGTTCCCCTCGCAAGATCAATCTCTCCGAGGAAATGGCGCTGGCCGGCGTTGTTGTCCCGCAGGAGGTCGCAGACGCGATCCCGGCCGAGCAGCCGGTGTTCCTGCCGTATCAGCAGCGGTGGTTTGAAGACGAGTCCCAGATCATGATCGGCGAGAAGTCGCGCCGCACCGGTCTGACCTGGGCGGAAGCCGGCCGCAATGTGGTCAAGGCCGCGAGGCCGCGCCGTCGCCACGGTTGCAATACCTTCTATGTCGGCAGCAAGAAGGAAATGGCGCTTGAGTACATCGCCGCGTGTGCGCTGTTTGCCAAGGCGTTCAATGAGCTGGCCGAGGCCGACGTCTACGAGCAAAGCTTCTGGGATGAGGGCAAGAGCGAAGAAATCTTGGCCTACATGATTCGCTTCCCGAAGTCCGGCTTCAAGATTCAGGCGCTGTCGAGCCGCCCCTCCAACCTGCGCGGCCTGCAGGGCGACGTCGTCATCGACGAGGCGGCTTTTCATGAATCGCTGGAAGAACTGCTCAAGGCTGCGCTGGCGCTGACGATGTGGGGCAACAAGGTGCGCCTGATCAGCACGCACAACGGCGTCGAGAATCTCTTCAACGAGTACATCACGGAGGCTCGCGCAGGCAAGAAGGACTACAGCGTTCACCGCATCACGCTGGACGATGCGATCGCCGACGGCCTCTACAAGCGCATCTGCTATGTCACCGGCCAGACCTGGTCGCCGGAAGCGGAGAGGAAGTGGCGCGACGACCTGTACAAGAACGCCCCAAATCTGGAAAGCGCCGAAGAGGAATACGGCTGCATTCCGAAGAACAGCGGCGGCGCTTGGCTCTCGCGCGCCCTGATCGAATCGCGCATGTCGGCCGATACGCCGGTGCTGCGCTGGGAATGCAAGGCCGGCTTCGAGGTGCTGCCCGACCACATCCGTGCCGCCGAGTGCCGGGACTGGCTGGAGGCCGAGCTGGCGCCACTGCTGGCTGTTCTTCCGGAGGACGCCATTTCCTTCAACGGCGAAGACTTCGGCCGCACCGGCGACTTGACCGTGCACGTTCCGCTGGTCCAAACGCAGAATCTGGTGCGCCGGGTGCCGTTCGTGGTCGAGCTGCGCAACGTACCGTTCCGCCAACAGGAACAGATTGCCTTTTACCTGATGGACCGCCTGCCGCGCTTCACCGGCGGCGCCTTCGACGCACGGGGCAATGGCCAGTTCCTCGCCGAAGTGGCTATGCAACGCTACGGCGTCAGCCGTATTCAGCAAGTAATGCTGTCTGAGGCCTGGTACCGCGAGCATATGCCGCCGGTCAAAGCGGCGCTGGAAGACGGCACGCTTGACGGCCTGCCGCGCGACGCCGACGTGCTCGCGGACTTGCGAGCAGTCCAGGTCGTCAAGGGCGTGCCGCGCATTCCCGACACTCGGACGACCGGCGAGGACAAGGGGAAACGCCACGGGGATGCCGCCGTGGCGGTGGCCCTGGCCTACTTTGCCAGCCGAGAGATCAACAAAGGCCCAGTGAAAGTGAAATCGCGCCGCCGGCTTTCAAGTAAAAAAATCTCCCAGGGCTACTGATCATGAAAAAATTGACCGACCACATCGCCGAGCGCAGCCGCAGCATCGATTTCACCGCATTGGGCTTCTATCTCCCCAATCCCGACCCGATATTGCGCGAGCGCGGCGGCCGCATCGAGCTGTACCGCGAGCTGGCGACCGACGCGCACGTCGGTGGTTGTATTCGGCGGCGCAAGTCGGCAGTCAAGGCGCTCGAATGGGGGCTCGATCGCGGACGATCGCCGTCGCGGGTGGCCAAGGCCGTAGAGGGCATCTTGGCCGATCTCGATATGGAACGCCTGATCGGCGAGGCGATGAATGCCGTCCTCTACGGCTATCAGCCGATGGAAACCATGTGGCGGAAAGTCGGGGCGCTGATCGTTCCCGGCGACGTCGTCGGCAAACCCCCGGAGTGGTTTCATTTCGACAACGATAGTCGGCTGCGCTTCAAAACCCGTGACAACCCGGTCCAGGGAGAAGAACTGCCTGACAAAAAATTCCTGCTTCCACGTCAGGATGCGACGTATCAAAACCCGTATGGCTTCGCCGACTTGTCGATGTGCTTCTGGCCGATCGTTTTCAAGAAAGGCAGCGTCAAATTTTGGCTCAATTTCACCGAGAAATTCGGTAGTGCATTCATGGTCGGCAAGCTGCCTCGTAACGCGCAAGATGGAGAACGCGCTGAGTTGCTCGACAGCCTGGAAGCGCTCATCCAGGATAGCGTTGCCGTCATCCCCGACGACGGAAGCGTCGAACCGGTCGAGTTGGCAGGTAAGACGGCCAGCGCCGAGCTGTACGAACGCCTGGTGATGTACTGCCGCAGCGAGGTGTCGATCGCGCTGACCGGGACCAATCAAACCACCGAGGCCAACAGCAACAAGGCCAGCGCCAGCGCCGGGCTGGAAGTCGCCGACGACCTGCGCGACGGCGACGCAGAAATCGTTGCCGCAGCGGTCAATCAGTTGATTCGCTGGACGGTCGACATGAACTGGGCCGGCGCCGTTGCACCGGTGTTCAGCTTCTGGGACCAGAAGGCGCAAGATGTCCTGCAAGCGAACCGCGACAAGAGCAATCACGACGCCGGCGCAAGATTCACCCCAGCCTATTTCAAGCGCGCCTACGGCTACCAGGACGGCGATCTGGTCGAAGATGGAACTGGCATCGTTGCTACACCGCCAGCGGTAGCTTTTGCGGAAAGGTCCACATCGCCCGATCTGGTCGACCAGCTTGCGGAGGTCACCGATACCCCGATGGGCGAGCTGATCGCGTCGATCGGCGATATGGTCGCTGCGGCGCGTGACTTGCCCAGTCTGCAGCGCACATTGCTTGCGTCCTACGGGAATCTCGATACCGATCGTCTGGCCGAGATCATGGCGGCGGCCTTTGCGCTGGCCGAACTGAAGGGCATGGCCGAGGTTCGTGACAAGGCGGGCGTGTGAATACCGCTGTGCCTTCGGCTGCTTTCGGGTTTGACACGCCGTTTTTCGAGCAGATCGAGTTCTTCCGCAATAAACTCAACCTGCCGAGTGAGCGCTGGGACGATATAAAGAAGGCCGCGCACGATCGCGCCTTCATCGTCGCGGGCGTCATGAAGGCCGATCTGCTCAGCGACCTGAACGGTGCCGTCGACAACGCCATTGCCGGCGGCGGTGGTCAGGAGGCGTTCAACGAGAGTTTCTCTGCCATCGTTCAAAAGCATGGCTGGCACGGCTGGACGGGAGAGGGATCGCCAGCCGGCGAAGCCTGGCGAATGCGGGTGATTTTTGAAACAAACCTGCTCACCAGTCGCGCCGCGGGGCGCTACCGGCAGCTGACCGATCCCGACCTTTTATCTCGCCGCCCGTTCTGGCGCTACGTGCATAACGACAGCACCATGCACCCGCGTCCGCATCACCTGCACTGGGGCAATATCCGTCTGACCCTGCCGCACGATCATCCGTTTTGGATCTACTTCTTTCCGCCAAACGGCTGGGGCTGTGGCTGTTGGGTGGTCGCAGTTGTTGCCCCCGAAGATGGCGATGCCACCGAGCCGCCGATTGGATGGGACAAACGAGACGGCAAAGGAAATCTTCCGGGAATCGACAAGGGGTTTGATTACTCGCCGGGCCGAAGCGTCACCGAAGAGCTGCGCGCGTTGGTCGACGCCAAGGTGGCAACGTTGCCGGAACCGCTGGGGAAGGCATTGGCGGATGAAGCGGCCGGCATCCTTGGCGATGGCTCGTCGCTATTGCGCGACCAGGTTGTCGCCATCGCCGACGAGATCGCCAGCGAACCCCTGGAGAATCTGGTGGTGCTCAATTCGGAAGGTGTTGAGCTGCTGCGTAAGGTCGGCAGCGCAGATTCCGTCGCGCTCAAAGTCTCTGAACTGGCGCAGTTGCGGGATAACGTGCTGTTGCACAACCACCCCGGAACCTTGCCGGAAGGGTTCTCGGTAGACGATGTGCGTCTGGCGCTCTGGCACGACATGGCCCAAATGCATGCCGTTGACGCCATCTACCTCTATAGCCTGGAACGGCCGCAGGGCGTCCGCTGGGGGGCTGATTACTGGGCGAAGGTCGAGCCGGTATGGTCGCGCGTCACAAAGGATGTTGCTGAACGCCTTCAAGTGGCGCGTGAGCAGGGTAAGATCAGTGCTGAAGAACTTCTCGTTTTGCAGGAACACATGACCTGCCTGGAAGTGGACGATGAGATTCCCATTGGCTACTCGCGAACTCTGAGGAAAGACCTTGCGCCCTGATACCCCGCCTTATCGGCTCGACGGCCCTGGCAGCCGGCCCAATCGCTCGGCGACGTGTACGAACTGTCAACACAACACCGGGCCGCATACCTGTATCGCCTTTCCTGGAGGGATTCCGGACGAGATCTGGAATTCCTCCGCCGGGCATCGTGAACCGTGGCCGGGCGATCAAGGAATTCAGTATCAGCCGCGACCGCCGCTTGATCCGGCCGCTCGCTTTGATATTCCGGAATTCCTGAGGAAGCCCATAAATACGGAAAAGGGCGGCGCTTAAAATGGCGGCGATCGAAGTCACCGACAGCGAAGTCCGCTCATCGCTCAATGCGGTTGCCGAAAGGGTCGACAACCTTGGACCGTGCCTCAAAGAAATTGGCGAAGACGTTACCGCTCGGGCAACGCAGCGCTTTGCCACGAGTTCCGGGCCGGATGGGTTACCGTGGAAGGCCAACGCGGCGGCGACGATCAATGCGTATATCGCTGGCAAGAACGGTTTCGGGAAGCGCGGCATCAACAAGAAGGGTCAGGGTCTGGCGATGAGCAAAAAGCCGCTGATCGCAACCCGGGGGCTGTCGCGTTCGATGCGCTATCAGATTATCAACGACGGTCAGGGCGTCGAGATTGGTACCAATCGCTTCGCTGATAGAATTCCCGGCGGTGCCGCTATCCACCAGTTTGGTGGACAGGCTGGGCGAGGAAAGAAAACCACTATTCCGGCGCGGCCGTTTTTACCCATCAAACAGAACGGCGAGATGTATCCAGCCGATCTGACGATGGTTCTTGCTACGATCAACAGCTATCTTTCAGGAAAATAG